GATCCAGAGCAAGGTGGTCACGTTACCATTGCTGAAAGGGGTGTAGATAATTTACAACTACAAAATAATAGAGTTTCTTTTGCTGACGGAAATACAAAAGAAGACTTTGAATTAGATCAAGAATTAACTGCTGTTACTGGTTACAGAGGATTTAATTATCTTAACTATACGAAGGTAAACGATACAACTGGTAATCTATTAGTTGGTGCTAATAACCAAGGTAATGGTGCTAGTGGTACTCAGCAAGCAATACAGAATGTTGTTGTTACAGTAAGCACAGACACAGTAGGTGGACAAGCAACAGGTGTATTTTACTTAGATGGAGTAGAGACTCCAAGTGGATTCTCACTTAAGAAAGGTATCAAGTATATCTTTAATCAGGATGAGGCAACTAATGCCACATTCAATGCTATGGCTCATCCTTTAATGGTGAGTCCAACAACTGACGGTGAGCATAATGGTGGAGACCATTATATGATGGGTATCACCTATAAGTTGGATGATGTTGTCGTTAGCATGGCTCATTATGCTGACACTGCTAACTTCCAAGCTGCTACCACTCGTAGAATGGAATGGTTGGTGCAAGAAGAAGCACCTGCTACACTCTACTATTGGTGTCATCATCACACAGGTCAAGGTGATAGTTTTGCTGTTACTGAAGGTGGTGCAGGAGAATTTGATATTAATGTAAGGTCATACTTCAGTCATCCTGATATTACCTTAGATGGTGCAATAACTCAGACACTTGATAAGACAGGTGATGGTCATCTTAATTTCAATCTTACTCAAGACACTACAGCAGATAGAAACTTAAATATTACATCCACTAATGCTGGTACTGGTGCTGCTCAGATTAACATTACATCAGATAATGATATAACAATAGCAGCAACTGTTGTTTCTAGTAGAGTTAATGTTGAGGATTATCATTTCCAAGATAATGTTTTATCAACAACTAATGCCACACTAATACTTGATCCTAATGATGACGATGATGTCACAGGTCTAGTCCAAGTCCGTGGTGATTTACAGGTAGATGGTACAACAACTACGGTCAATTCAACCGTTGTAACCATTGATGATCCAATCTTTACACTGGGTGGTGATACTGCTCCAGTTGCAGATGACAATAAAGACCGTGGTATAGAATTCAAATATTATGATGCACAAGCAAGACTCGGATTCTTCGGATGGGACGAAGATTATCAGAACTCTAACCTGTGGCCTCACATTGGTGGCTTTAGGTTCCTCTACAATGCCACTAACACCAATGAAGTATTTACTGGTACAGACGCTGCTCTCATCGCTGGCAACCTCGCACTCACAACAAACACAGGATCGACCTCGACGACTACTGGGACTCTGGTAGTAACTGGTGGTTTTGGACTTAGTGAGAATGCACATATAGGTGGTGAAGTTACCATTGCAGGTCAAACTGAGATCAATGACACAGTATTAATTAAGTCTGATAACGAAGACTTTAAGATTCAGACTGCTGCTGGTGTAGATAAGTTTACTGTAGATACTGACACAGGTAACACAGTTATAGAAGGTACAGTTGATATTCAGTTAGAGACTGAGATCACAGACAACCTTATTATTAAGGCAGACAATAAGAAGTTTGATATTCAAACTGCTGCTGGTGCCAGCGTATTCGACGTAGATACTGATAACGGTAACACACATACAGATGGTACTCTTGACGTAGACAGTGGAGTAACATTTAATAGCACACTAGACGTTGATGATAATACAACACTTAATGCTGAGTTAGATGTTGATGGTGATGTAGTCTTCCATAATGACTTCCTAATGGATGTCACTGGTAAAGAATTTAAGATTACTAATGGTACTGCTACTAAATTCCTTGTCAGTACAACGAATGGTAATACAGATATTGAAGGCACAGTTAATATTAATTCTCTAGCAACGTTTGAGAAGACAACAAATATAACAGTTGATACTTCTGCTGATGATGCTATTACACAGACATCAACTGGATCTGTAGATATAGACGGTGGTCTTAATGTAGATGTTGACCTTCGTGTTGGTGGAGATCTATATGTCTCAGACAGAATTGATTCTAAGGATGCTGGTACAGCAAGGACACGTCCTTCTCTACTTAATAACTTAGATGTAAGATATCGTGAGTATATTGGTAGTGTTGCAGCACATAATGCAGACTTCGCTAATGACCCAGATGCAAACTTAAGGGTTGCTGGTGGTGCAGGTATCGTAGCAGACCTACATGTAGGAGATGACTTCTATGTTGGTAAGGTTGCTACTAATGATAACGTAGAGTTTTCTATCTTAGGTGAGTCTGGATATACAACTATAGGTCGTGTAGGACAGGGTAATGCAACTGATGGTGCTCTTGTAGTCCACGGTGATGCAACATTCAATAGAGAAGTTAATATAACTGGTGCACTAACAACCATTGGTGATGCAAATACTGATGTATTAACAGTTAATGCAGTATCACAGTTTACCGATAATATCACAGTTGATGGGGACTTAACTGTTAACACCAATGCGTTAATTGAAGGCAACCTTACTGTTAATGGTACTACAACTACAGTTAATAGTACCGTAGTTACAGTAGATGATCCTGTATTTACTTTAGGTGGAGATACTGCTCCAGGGAGTAACGACGCTAAAGATCGTGGTATTGAATTCAGATACTATGATAATCAAGCACGTTTAGGATTCTTTGGTTGGGATAACTCTGCTTCTAGATATGCACTTTGGCATGCTGCAACTAATTCTTCAGAGGCATTCTCTGGCACAAGATCTGGTTTAGATGCTGGTAGTATAAAACTATTTGACACAACTGATTCAACAACGTCATCTACAGGTACTTTAATCGTAGGTGGTGGTGCTGGTATCGGTCTTAACCTATTTGTGGGTGCTAACTTAGACGTTGCAACTAACACAGATATTGGTGGTAATCTTGATGTTACAGGAGACTTTGATCTAACTGATAACTTTAGGATTAATACTGATAAGTTTACAGTAGATGCATCTACTGGTAATACATATGCAGAAGGCACACTACAAGTTGATGGTAACGTTACCCTAGGTAATGCATCTGGTGATTCTCATAGTGTTACAGGTACAGTTACCTTTAACCAAGCAATAACTTCTACAGATATCACTGCTGATCAGATTCAGATTGGTGTTGATGCTGCTAATGAGATAAGCACTACTTCTGGTAACTTAATACTAGATTCTGATGGTGGTACAGTTAATGTTACTGATGATCTAGATGTAGACAATAACTTAAATGTAGATGGAAATACTAAAGTCGATGGCACTCTTGTGGTCGATGGTAATGTTACTCTCGGTAATGCTTCTGGCGACAGTCACAGTGTTACTGGAACAGTCCAATTCAACCAGGCCATCACGTCAACGAATATCACTGCTGATAGCGTTACCATTGGTGTTGACTCTGATAGCGAGATTAGTACAACTACTGGGAACAATCTAATCCTTGACTCTGCTACTGGAGAGACACAGATAGATGATAACGTTACAGTAACTGGTACCTTAGATGTAGATGGTAATACACAGATTGGTAATAACTCTAGTGATGCTCATGCTTTTACAGGTACAGTAACATTTAATCAGGCAGTCACCTCAACTGACATCACTGCTGATAACGTGCAGATTGGTGTATCAGGTGCTTCTGAAATTGATACTGCTTCTGGTAACTTAACTATTGATTCTGCTACAGGAGAGACAGTAGTTGATGACAATATAACTGTTACTGGCACAGCAGACATTGGTGGTTTAACTACTATTACTGACGGTGTAACAGTTAAGGCAGATAACAAACTTGTCCAGATTCAAACTGCTGCTGGACTAACCAAGGTCAGCATTGATACTGACAATGGTAATACAGATATTCAAGGCACTCTCAACGTAGAAGGTGCTACAACTATTGATGATACTCTTAATGTCACACAAGGTACAGACCTAGATTCTACATTGAATGTAGATGGTGTTGCTACTTTCCAAGATAACGTTATATTGAATGCTGACAATAAGAACTTTAAGATTCAGTTAGATAATGGCACAGATAAATTTACGGTTGCTTCAGCATCTGGTAACACAGACATCCAAGGAACCCTCGATGTTGCAGGTGCTTCTAATATCGATGACACTCTTGGGGTTACTGGTATCACATCTATCACTAACGCTACTAATCCTGCTAATTTAATTGGATCAGCAGCATTACAGGTTACAGGTGGTGCAGTAATTAATAAGGATGTCTTCTTCGGTGAAGATTTCTACATGGGACCAAACAATGCTCCAACACTTTCTGTTGTTGGTGCATCTGGTAACACTCTCATTGGTGGCACACTTGGTGTCACTGGCACAACTACTCTAGGTATTGCTGATGTTGGTACTCTTAACCTAACATCTAACGCTAATATATCTGGATCTATTATCGTTAATACCAGTAAGTTTATTGTTGCAGGTGCTTCTGGTAATACTACTATAGATGGTACACTTGATGTTGCTGGTGCTTCTGTCATCGATGACACCCTTAATGTAACTGGTGCTGTTGATCTTGATTCTACATTGAATGTAGATGGAAACTCCACCTTTAGTGGCACTATCACACAGAATAGCACTTCACTATTCAAGGACAACATAGTCCTACGTGGTGCATCTAAGACTTTAATATTGCAAAATGGATCAAGCCAAGATAAGATCACTCTTAATTCAACTAGCGGTAACATTACTGCTGCTGGCACTGCTGATCTAGGTGCTCTTGACGTAACAAATAACACCACCATCGGTGGCACACTTGGTGTAACAGGACAAATCACTGGTAATGTAACTGGTGACCTAACTGGTAATGCAGACACAGCATCGTTGGTTGACGTAACTGAGACTGCTACATCAAACTTGACATACTATCCTACTTTTGTTTCTACTACATCTGGTAACACCGAAATCAGGACAGACTCAAGTAACCTAACTTACAATCCCTCAACTAATACCCTTACAGTTAATAACTTCAAGTCAACTACTGACTTTGAGGTACAAGGTAACTTAAACGTTACTGGAGCATTAACATTCATGCAGTCACAGGTTGGTAGTATTGCTAACCATGATACTGATGCTCTTACTGAAGGAAGCACAAATCTTTACTTCACCAATGAGAGAGTTGATGATAGAGTTAATAACTTAATTAATGCAGGTACAGGTATATCTGCAACATATGATGATGCAGGTAATATGCTCACCTTAAGTGCAGTCCAGGCAGATCTTAACACTGACAACTTCACTGAAGGATCTACTAACCTCTTCACCACTGCAGCTAGAACGAGGACTCATTTCACGTATGGTAACGGTGTTGAGTTATCGGGTGGTGGAGAACTTTCTGTTACTCAGGCAGACATTAATACTGATAACGTAACTGAAGGTTCTACTAATCTATTCACCACTGCTGCTAGGACTCGTGGACATGTTAGTGCTACTGGAGACATAGCATATAATGCTGCTACTGGTGTATTCTCATACACAACTCCTACAACTATCGCATCTCTATCTAACCATGATACTGATGACCTTGCTGAAGGATCAAATCTATACTATACAGATGAGAGAGTTGATGACAGAATCAATGCTCTAATCATTGCTGGTACTGGTGTTACTAAGGTCTATGACGATGGTGCTAATACATACACACTATCTGTTACTCAGGCAGATGTTAACTCTGATAACATCACTGAGGGATCAACAAATCTCTTTACTACTGCTGCTAGGACACGCACACACATTAGTGTTGGTGGATCTTTAGCATACAATAGTGGCACTGGTGTTATTTCATATACTACACCTGATACTGACGGTGTATCTGAAGGGTCATCTAACCTCTACTACACAGATGCTAGGGCAGATGCTAGAATCGCAGCTGCTGACACTGGAGATCTTAGTGAGGGTAGTAACCTTTACTGGACTAATGCTCGTGGTGATGCTCGTATTGCACTACAAGTTGGTGCAAACCTTGACCTATCAAGTAAGTCAACTTCTGACCTATCTGAAGGCACAAATCTTTACTACACAGATGCTAGAGCAGACGCAAGAATTGCTGCTGCTGATACAGATGACCTATCTGAAGGATCATCTAACCTTTACTTCACTAATGCTAGAGCAGATGCACGTATCGCTGCTGCTGATACTGGAGACCTTGCAGAAGGAAGTAATCTTTACTACACCGATGCACGTGCTGATGCTCGTGTAACAGCAGGTATCACTGGAAAACTTGATGCTTCTGCTGTTAGCACCTTCGGTGGAACTCTAATTGATGACGCAGACGCTGCTACTGCAAGGACAACTCTTGGACTTGGTACTGCTGCTCAATCTGCTACAGGTGACTTCGCTACTGCTGCACAAGGTACTAAAGCAGATGATGCTGCACCATTAGCATCTCCTACACTGACAGGTACACCTGCTGCACCTACTGCTGCTCAAGCAACCAACACAACACAGATTGCTACCACAGCATTTGTCCAGTCTAATTTAACTGCTGCATTACTTCGCACTGCTCTTGGTATTGTTTCAGCAGCAAACGATGCTGGTTCTGGACTTGCATCTGGAGAGATGTATTTCAATACCACATCTAACACCTACGTACTTGTAGCATAATGGCAACACCCACATCAAAATCTGAATTAAAAGAATATGCTTTACGCAGGTTAGGTAAACCTGTACTAGAGATCAACGTCTCTGATGATCAATGCGATGACGCTATTGATTATACCTTACAGAAGTTTCAACAGTTCCATTATGATGGTGCTGAAAGAGTCTACCTAAAGCATAAGATAACTCAGGCGGATCTTGATAGGGCAAAGGATACTAATGATACTACAACTACTTCAGTAGCTGGAAATTCCACGTGGTTGGAATCAAATACTTATATAGAAATACCACAACATATACTTTCCATTGAAGGAATATTCTCCTTCACTGATAAGGGTACTGCAAACATATTTGATATTAGATATCAGATGCGTTTGAATGACTTGTATGATTTTACATCTACACAGTTCTACCATTACTATATGATTCAGCAACACTTGGGTACAATTGATTTCCTATTGGAAGGTTTAAAACCTACTCGTTATATTGCTACTCAGGATAGATTATATCTTGATATGGATTGGACAACTGATGTTGTTATCGATCAGTATATTCTTATCAAAGCATGGAGAGCATTAGATCCTACTACATGGACAGAGATCTATGACAACATGTGGGTGAAGGATTACACTGCTGCTAAGATTAAGAAGCAGTGGGGTCAGAATATGACTAAATTCCAAAACGTCCAGATGCCTGGCGGTGTTACTCTCAATGGAGAGATGATATACAATGATGCAGTCCAAGAGTTAAAAGATTTGGATGAGCAACTACGTACAGAATGGGAAACTCCACCACTTGATATGATAGGATAATGGCTACTAACACTTACTTTACTCAAGGCACTACAGGAGAGCAAGACTTAACACAAAGTCTTGTTAATGAGCAGATTAAGATGTTCGGTAGAGATGTATACTATATCCCTAGGACTTTAGTAAAACAAGATACGGTCTTCGGTGAAGATACGATGTCAAAGTTTGAGGGTGCGTATTTAATAGAAGCTTTTATTGAAGACAACTCAGGATTCAGAGGAGATGGTGACATGTTCACCAAGTTTGGTGTACAGATTGCTGACCAAGCAACGTTTGTTATATCAAGGACTCGTTTCACTGAGGCAGTTGACGATAATGCAACACTAATCGTGGAGGGTAGACCAAATGAAGGCGATCTCGTATACTTCCCTATGGCAAATAAGATCTTTGAGATCCAGTTTGTCGAATATGAAGTACCATTTTTCACGTTGGGTAAAATCTATACGTGGGGATTACGATGTGAACTCTTCCAGTACAGCGACGAGGACATCGATACAGGAATCACAGAGGTTGATGCAATTGAGGTCAACTATGCCAATGCAATAAGTGTTAATGTTGCAGAGGGTGGTAGTGGA